CGAAAAAGTAATATCCACGGATCATTTTGTTTCCTCCTTTTTAAAAATCAAGTTCGTATTCTTCACGTTCAATTGCTGTTAAAAATTCCTCCGGTGTGTAGTAGGTTTCCTCTTCCTCATACTGCCAGTTAGAAAACAGGATCTTTGCCGACTTCTTCAGGGCTTTGTTGTAAAAGTCCTGATAGTTGCCCTTGTTAGGGTACAGTTCAAAATATGCCTTCCAGTAGTCGCACTCTTCCGGGGTACCTTCAGATATCCATACTTTGTAAAACAGCTTGCTTGCCCTGGGTATTAATTCTTCAAATGTCATGTTGTTATTCCTCCTTTTTATTTTTGAGATTCCCCGCCGCAAGTGTCGGGCTTGCTGATCGTTCTCCGGGCGGGGTAGTGATTAATCACTTAAATAGGTCCATGTGTGCAGCTTTGAAAGTCCGTACTTTTTCAAGTAGGTGTTAAGACGTTTTACAAACTGTTGTCTGACTTCCTGATATCCGGCTTTAACTCTTGCAATTTCATCCGGTGTTAAAAGTGTTCCTTTTTCCGGATCAGCCTGCCAATAATCCCTAAATTCAAGGTCGTATAACTTGCTGTCCGGTGCCTGTCCGATATAATGCGGTCTTTTATATACTCTGTATTCGTCAAGGGCTTTAATTCGGTTGTCTATGTCTTCCAGGTTCTTTTCCATGAAATAATCCCGGCTTGTTGCTGCGTGCTGCCTGGTGCTTTCGGCTGATCTGTAGTCTTCCTCAGTAGATACGCCGCAGTAACCATAACCAAAACAAAAATCCTTTTCGATTGATGGTTTGTCGATCTCGAATAATTCGCCGCCGTCAAGCTCTACAATAAATGCTGCCTTCTTTACGCAATAATCAATCATGTGCTGATCTTTCCAGTATGCGGCGGTGTGCTGTGCGAAAATCTCTTTTAATTCCTTCTGTGTCTTCATGTTGTTTGTCCTTTCCGGCTTATGCCTGCTTATTTTTTGGAATTGCCCGCCGCCGTGGTGATCGGCTTGTGGTCCTCCCGGCGGGCTGTCTGTTATCGTTTCAAGCTGTTGTATTCTGTCTCGGTTATTTCTATTACGTCTTTCACGGTCTCTTCAAGGTTCCATGCTATGCAATACTGCCTTGCATCCTTTAACATTGCTGCCTTGTTTGCTTGCTTGCCTATTGTCTCGGAATAGTCGGAAAAAATGATCTTGTAGTATTTCATGGTTTAATTCCTTTCTATGTTTTGAATTTCTACGATTTCTGAGTTACGGATCATGGAACCAAAAATATAAAAGTGTCTGTTTGTGCGGGGGTTGTAACCTAAATATCCGTCCAGGTTCTTATATATCCTGATGATGTCGCCGGGCTTGCTTTCTGATGTATCAATTAGCATTTTGGCGGTTATGCGGTTAAAATTGCGGGGTATTCTGTTCATGTTGCCCGGTTCCTTTCTTATGCTGTTATGCTGTCAATAAACTGTTTGGCGTCTTCTATGGAATGAAAAACAATTTCATCACCCTCAAAAAACACGGTTATAATTCCCGGAAAACTTATTGCGTCAATTTCATAATCTTTGTATTCAATCATTGTTTTTGCCCTTTCTTAAATTGCGTATGCGTTGCGGATTTCCTTAAAAAATCCTTCAAAAGTCCTGTCTGAGCCGTGAAAAATCTTAATTAAATCGTTGGTTGTTACGTATTCCGGCATTGCGTAAAAGTCGGGTCTGTATATGATCTTTATTGCCTGGAATTTGTTTGTGCTGTAGTTGTAGTCGTTTTCGTGATAAAGCGGTTCAAAATCAACCGTGTGTCTGTAGTTGTCAACGTCCATTTTTACGATAAAAACGTCTTCAGCTATTCCGGTTAGTGCCTTTTTAATTTCTTTTGCCATTGCTGCGGTTGCTTTTACTTTCATGTTGAATTATCCTTTCCGGCGGTTTTACGGGTTGCCGCCGCCCGTCCTGGTTTATGCTGCCTTGTATGCTTTCTTAAGTTCTTCAGGTATTCCGGCGGGTATCTGTTCAAGTGTTAGCTTTTTAAGATCGACTTTGAAATAAACGGCGGTCCGGTCTGTTCTGTAATAGTCCATAACATCAAGCCCAAACTGATATCCGGCGTTCAATTCGTTGAAGGTGTATAAATAGCTGCCGCAATCCCTTAGAATTATATAAATCGTTTCCTGGTTGCCTGTTGCCTTCATAAGTGCGGGTCTGTCGTAGTTTTTCCAGTCGGTGTAATAGTGGTTTATGATCCTTCTTGCCTTCTTTTCTATAGCTGCGTGCAATTCGTCAATTGTCTTGTATCTTTTCATGTGGTTTATCCTTTCTTTGTGCTGTTTTCGGGTAAATCCGGCGGTTACTTTGACGTTACGGCTAAACCGCCGCCGGAAAAAAAATTACTGTTCGTTCCTTGTTTCCTGGATGCTGCTTTCCAAAAGATCTAAAACCTGTTCAAGTCCGCCGCCGTGTTCCTGGTCCCATTTCATAACCTGCTTGTTGCTTGCGTAGTAGTTTTCATATCCTGAGAATTTAAGTTCTTGATTGATAAAATACATAAGTTCATTTATTGCTATGTTGCGGATTTTGCGGCGGGTATTAAATCTTTCAAAATAAAGCTGTTTTGTGTTTTCGGCGGTGATTTCAACCAGGTGTGCAAAATATTCAATGTTCAGTGTGTCATCGTTCATTAAATAGCCGCCTAATATTTCGTAAGTGTAATTTTGATTTGTTTTCATATTGTTTATCCTTTCTTTAAATCTGTTTATTTGTTCCCGCCCTGTCTGTCGTTCGGCGTCGGTCTGATTGTTTCAACCGTTCCGGCGTGTATTGGATTTTGTTGGGCTGTTTGTTTCTTGTGATGTAATAAATACTGGATTTTTAAGTCAAAAGATTAGCACACACTAACCGTAAAATGATATATTTTCACATGAAAAAGAGATAAAAAAAAGAGATATCAGGAACCGGAAAAAAAGAAGACCAAACAGGACCCGGAAAAGTGGCGGCGGCTGTAACTGGACCCGCCAAAATAATCCTATATGAAAAAACCGGGAACAGGTCCGGACGATCTGAGACAACCAAACAGGAACCAGGACCGGAAAACAGGCGTTAAAATTGCATATATTAAGAAGGAACAGAAAAAGCCCCGGAAAAGATCAGATAAAAGCCCGGCGGCGGTCCCTGGATGATATACAGAAACTATATATAATAAAATAGTTTCCACTGAATAGATTTATAAGTCTTTTAAGGTCTTTATATCTGAGGATTTTATAAAATGATCCTTCTATGCTTTATAAGATCATCCAGGAAAAGAAAAGAAGACCGAGAAAAATAGATCAATAGAATAACAGGCGTTATCATCTGAGATAATCTTTTGAATTTTCCTATATATGCAAATACTGAATATAGATCATATAAAAATAAGCTGCAGCGGGTCCGGAAACCTTCAAAGCATAAGACAAAAGAAAAGTAAAAGCATGGAAAACAACGCCACAAGAACGGCAGGCAATGCAAGAAAAAAAAACGGCAGTAAAACAGGCTGCAATCCTTCTGTATTAGATCATCAGGAAAAGCCCGGAAAAGCTGATAAAAAGACCGTTTTCAATTGTTCGCTAAATAGATATTTTGCGAATAGTTACCTCAAAGCTGCATAAATACTGAGGTTTTATAAGACTATAGATCATTGATAGAGTAGTAGTTATATTATGTAAACCATATATAGTTATATTTCCGGATCATTCCCTGTTTAGATCATCCCTACCCAGGGACCCTTGACCACCCGCCGCCTTCAATTACCTCCTATATGTCCACTAGAAAATTTTTATCCCATAGCTTTTGATCCTGATGTGTAAGATAAAAGCCCCCATACCCTTTATATACCTCCCCTATTTCTCTAAAAATTTTTAAATATATTTCAGATACTTCCCTTTTATTTCACCTTTATTTCCCTATTCGCTATCGCTCATGAATTGTCTATACAATTTAAGAATGTGTCAACCATGCGGGTTTGGGTTCAATCGCTCCGTAGGGCGAATACCAACCGATTTTTAAATTGTGTCTGAATCCATATACAATTTATTTTGTTTACATAATATATGTGGAAAACCCTTGAAAACGCTGATTGCTAAAACTAATTTGAAGTTAGAGAGGTTTACATAATGAAATATACCAAGGAAGAACTCGACAAGTTAATAGAGCAGGCTCCGAAGAATGAAAAGGGGCGTCCTGTTATCTCGGATGAAGACTTCTTAGATAACTATAGAGAACTTCCTAACGGGGTTCAGTCAGTTGGTGGAAAACTTTCATCGTCTACCGGATATGTAAAACTTTTGCAGCCCGGATCTCAAAGAACCCGTGAGATTGCGAAGTGTGGCGGCGATAAAGCTGCTGAGACTTACGCACGCAGAAAGACCTTTGCTGAATCATTCACTGTATTCTTGAACGTCAAGGATGAAAACGGTGAATCCATGCAGGATAAGATCGTCAAAGCAATGGCGGGAAAGGCAATGGAAGGCTGTGTAGGTGCTTACGAAGCAATAAGAGACACCGTTGGAGAGAAGCCTTCAGACCAGGTAAGTCTCGATATTATGTCGGATGCTGACAGAGAGTTAATCGAGAATCTCAAAAAGAGGATAGATGAACAGCCTAAGTGAACTTCGGAATGACGAATTAAACTACTGTCGGGATCATATTGAATACTTCATCGACAAGTATGGTCATATCGAAGTCAAAAAGACCAATGCGGATTTGGTACAGCCCTTTAATATGTGGGAAGCCCAAAAAGACGCATTAAGGTCAATTCAAAGCAATCGTTTAAATATCATCTTAAAAGCACGTCAGCTTGGACTTTCATGGTTAGTCTGTCACATCGCAGCACATTTACTTATTACACGTTCCGGTCGTTTGGTTATCGCACTATCGAGGTCTGAAGAGGAAGCGAAAGAACTTATACGTAGAGTTTCTTTCATTTTCTCTAATATGCCCGCTTTGATTGCGAACGAACGGGAAAAGCCTAACGGGTGGCAGGGACCTACTTATAAAGTCAGTGCGTTGGAGTTGGTTGTTAAAAATGGAACTAATCCCGTGTCAACGATGAAAGCGTTTGCGTCCTCACCTAATGCCGGAAGATCGTTTACCGCAGATTTACTTATTTTGGATGAACACGCTTTCCAGGAATGGGCTGAAGAGATATGGACCGCAGCTTACCCGACTATCAACGCTTTGGATGGCGGTAAAGTTATAAGTCTTTCAACCATTAAACGTGGTTCGTTGTTTGAGAGACTTTATACAGACCCCGATAACGGATTCAATAAGATATTCATTCCGTGGTATGCCGATCCTGAGCGTAACTCAGAATGGTACGAGAACACTAAAAGAGCAATGGGTGAAGATATCACTCAGGAATATCCCGCAACGGTTGAAGAAGCACTTACAGTACCAGGAGGACAATTCTTTCCTGAAGTAAATGAAGTCAACACGATTAGTGATGAACCGTTAGATGGGTACAAAAAGACCTATGTAAGTATCGACTATGGCTTAGATATGTTCTCAGCCCATTGGATATGGATTAACGATAAGGGAGAAGCTCAGGTCTATCGGGAGTATGATGCTCCGAATCTGACTATCGGTCAGGCAGCAGAAGCGTTACTCGATATGTGTCTTGAACCCGTTACCTTGTTCCTTGCCCCGCCCGATCTTTGGAATCGTTCTCAGCTAAATGGTAAGTCACGAGCTGAGCTATGGCATGAAGCGGGTGTGGAACTTACGAAAACAAGCAGAGACTTCCCTGCGGGCTGTGCAGCTATGAAAGAATGGCTGCGTCCGAGAGAGAATAAGAAGTCGAAACTGACCTTACTTAAAGGCGAAGCACCGGAACTTTATCGGTGTTTAAAGAAAATCCAAAAAGACGAAAAGCAAGTAAACGTCTACGCCAAAAAGCCCCATGACCTTACGCATGATCCTGATAGTCTCAGGTACTTTTGTGTGTGGTGGACAACGAGTGCGAACGTCCCCAAAAGGGCAACTAAAAAATGGCGGGCAGATTTACTTGAAGATTATGACAATGCTGACAGTGAAACACGGCAGAGGATGGTTTCAATATACGGAGAACCGATTAGATGAGGTGGTTTAAGAAGATGGCACAAGCCTTAAAAGACCCCGAAAAGAATAAGAAGTTTGAAGAGTGGAAAGATAAGTACACTAAGGCTAAGAACGCCTATGAACCTCAGTTAGAGCGTATGAAAAATCAGGCTATGCTCTATGATGGTGATGCTTTTACCCGCAGAAGCAAGAATAAGGGCGGTGGTATCTCTAACTTAAAGTCCGAGAACGTCCGTAACATCACCTATGAATTAATCGAAACAGAGGTTGATTCCTCTATTCCCATGCCGAAAGTCACGGCTATACATCCCGAAGACGCAGAACTTGCTCAGATAATCGAGCAGATGCTCTTAAACGAGATAAGACTTCTGCATTTCTTTGAAATCAACGATATCTCCGAGAGATTAACAATGGTTCATGGCGGCGATTGGCTTCACGTAGAGTGGGATTCCCGCAAAGGAACGCATTGTACCATCGGTGGACTTGAAATAAACGAACGTGATCCCGAAACAGTTATTCCTCAGCCTGGTGTTACTGACCCGAATAAACT